CCTCTATCTATACCGTTTTCCAACCATATAGTAAACTCATCGTGATCTATTTCTTCTAACATATAATAATTATACCCCTAAGCACTGACAATGTCAACTGGGCCCATGCATGATGGGTTAAATTTGATAGCAGCATTTACTGCTTGCATTACTCTATTTCTTGCATTTTTCTGCTTATCTGTTGCATATAAAACTCCATATGCATACTCTGATCCAGAACCCATGGCAAGATAGGGAAGCATGTACTTAGATAAAGACATATCTCCAGAACTGTGCTCATATAGTTCTCCACGAACTGCAATAATTAAACCAAGGTCTCCCTCTTTAGATGTGTCAACCCAGAACTCGTTGTAAAAGTCACGCAGTTCTTTAACAAATCTTGTATGCATAAATTTATCTGTATCTTTAATAGTAGGAGCAGTTGGCTTAAAGTTGTGACGAATTCTTTCTCCGTCCATTGATCCTGCATACCCAATTAAATAGGGACCAGTCTTCCAAACCTTTGGTGCTTGAAGTGCTAGAATAGTTCCATCATCTGATGCACCACGATCTCCAGCCATATAAACTTTGTCTTCATGTTTTAAAACGACAATACAGGTCATGCAAGAAGCCCCTTCAGATAGGTATACTCAAGTATACCATCCCTAAAAGGGGCTGTCAAGCAAGCCTAATAATGACTAATTAGCCTTTTTGTCTACAGACTTAAAAGCATCATTTATTTCTGCTAATGATAGTTTGCCATCGTCTAAAAAAGCCCTTGCAAGCCTTTCTATGACACTGGCTACGCCAAGCAGACCTGCAAGCATAACTGCCTGTATGGTGTCAATTCCTACTACGGCTCCTGCTCCTAGGACTGATAGTCCTGATGCTGCGAATACCGCCACAATTCTCATAAGAATATTTCCTACTGCCTTCTGAGGGGTCTCTCGTTTAGGGGGCTCTACTATTTTTTTAGTTGCCATTTTATTTCTCCTTTCTTAGTGGGATTGTGATAAGCCAGATTACTGTGGTTGCAAGTACTGCAATACCAACAATGTCTCTTGCTGATCCCGTCAAAGTTAGCCATGCGATAAAGAAGCCTAGGAGGGTGAATGCCTGTGCGATTAATTCCATTCCTGCGTCTTTAAACCATTTAGTTAATCCCTTGAGTGCTTTACCTACAAGACTAACTGCTTTGTTGATTGTTTTCATTTGTTCCTCCTTATGACTGCCCCTGCAATTTGTGATACGATGATCACTGGGACAATTACTTCTTGCGCTTTCTCTCTCTGATCGTCTGTCATATCCATACCTAATTCAGAGAAATTAGATAGGAGTTCTGTAACATCCACTTCAAATACTGCTCCAAGTGGGTCTGCTAAGAATGCTTCTGTTTGTACTTCTGTTACTGCATCTGCTAATGTAAATGGCATTGGGGTTTCTCCTGCATCCCCTGCTCTTTCTGCGAACTCAACAAATGCTTCTGCAAGTACTGGGTTAGACTTCATCTGCTCAGCAATCTGTGCAACTTCTGAAGCCTTAATACCAAGGTCTTCTGCAACCTCTTGCTTTGCTTCTTGTGTCAATGCTTTAAGCGTTTGACTAACTGCTGTGATTTGTTCAGGGGAAAGAGTAACTAACTTATTATCCTTGCTTGTAAGGTTAGCAATAACTCCAGATAAATCTTCTGAAGTTCCAGTTCCCTTTTTAGGAATGAGGGCTGCCAATACTTCATCTTTGATTTCTGCATCTGGTTCAATCCAAGGATTATCTTCTGGCTCTGGATCTGGTCCAGGTTCTGGTGAAGGTTCTGGAGTAGGTTCTACAGTAGGTTCTACAACTGGCTCTTCAGTTGGTTCTGGATCTGGGGTAACTTCTGGGGTAGGTTCAGGTGTAGGCTCTTCTGTAGGGTCTACTGTAGGCTCTGGTGATGGCTCTGAGGTAGGTTCAGGCGTTGGTTCATCTGTAGGCTCATCAGTTGGATCTGGCGAAGGCTCTGGAGTTGGTTCATCTGTTGGCTCTTCGGTTGGTTCTGGAGAAGGTTCTGGTGTGGGTTCTGGGGTAGGCTGATTGGCTGCAGCATTGGCTGCTGCCTGAGCAATAGCAGCATTAAGTTCTCTTTGTGCCTGCTCATAATAATAATCCCATGCATCACCAATAGCATTATTTAAATCAATTATTGACTGATTATATATTTCTATTCTGCTATTCTTCAAGTCTAAAGCATCTTCTGTATCTGAAATGGCATCAAGATGTTCCTGTGTCTTGGTTTGCAAAACCTGATTCATTGATGACAGTGTTGTATTCTCAGAGTTGTATACGCTTAGTTTGTTATTGTATACTGCCAATTTATTGTTATAGTTTGTTTGTGCTATAGCCTGTGCTGCAACAGCATCATTGTAAGCATTTATTTGTGATTGAGTTGGTCCTGATCCAGAAGAAAATGTATTAAGATTACAACTAAAATTTTGTCCCCATACTCTTGGATTTCCAGCATAGTCACAACCTGCACCAGTCCATCCTCCAGGGATTCCCCAGCCAAGAAGGTAGGATCCAGGGCCTCCTCCGTTGTACCACCATATTTCTACATCTAAAGTTTTGTCTTCACTAACATCATATACGGGAGAGTAATCGCTCCAAGTTGTCCCTTGCTCTACCCAGTTATCAACAGCAAGTTGCCCGTCAACATACATTCTAAAACCATCATCCGTATATCCTGCAAAGTAGGTTTGTGTAAACCATGAAGGGACTGTTATCTGTCCAGTAAATTTAACTATAAAGTTTTCATATCTATTTCCGCACACTGGAAGTTGCATAGAGTTTGAGTTCCAGGTGCCAGAACAAAGAACAGATCCTGGGGTAGCAACATTACCCTGCCTAACAAGAGTATAAACAGTGTATGCCAAACCTGTTCCTCCAGCACTCTGCATATTAGATTGTGTGGTTTGAACATTAATATTGGCTATGCTGAGAGCATCCTGTGCATCGTTTCTTTCTTCAAGAGCATTGTTTTTATGTTCAAGGGCCAAGGCTACTGTGGCTGTCTGCCCATCCACATTTGATTGGGCAAGGTTCTTTGCTTCTAAGGCTGTGGCTTCTGCTTCTACTGCATCTTCGTGGGCATCATAGGCATCATCTTTAAGTTCCTTCGCATTTGTGGCTGAGGCAAACTTATTTTCTGCTATCTCTATAAGATCTATAAATTCATCCTTGTAGCCAAGATCGTCTACGCTATCGTTAAGTTCCTGTATTTCTTGGGCTGCTACTGTGAGTGGATCATCAGAGTGGGCTTCCTGGGGGGCTATAAGTAGCCAGCCAAAGGCTAGAACTGTGGCTGTTACTATTCTTAGTAGTCGTTTAATTACCTTTCCCCCTTGCAGACGACATGTCTGATAGGATGATTATACCATTTTATTGCACAAAAAAGGGGCTACCGTAATTGGCAACCCCTTTAATGTTGGACTAATTACTTGACGTAAGCAACCTTAGCCTTTGGATTCTTTGTATTCCACTTCTTAGCAAGTGCATTGAATGACTTCTTCAAAGAAGCAAGTGCAGCAGCATTATCTGCTGTTAACTTAGCGATAGTTGCATCCTTAGCAAGGATAACTGCATCTGAAGCAGCCTTTGCATCTGCAAGTGCCTTATCTGAAGCAGCCTTTGCCTGAGCAACTGCTGTTGTTGTGTCGTCCTTGAACTTTGCAAGTTCTGCATTCTTAGCAGCAATTAGAGCAGTGTGCTCTGCTGTTGCCTTAACAAGTGCAGCATCTGAAGCAGCCTTTGCAGCAAGTGCTGCATCCTTAGCAGCAGTCTGTGCAGCAAGTTCTGATACTAGATCACGAACTGTGATTTCTGCAAACGGTGCAAGTGCACGAGCAGGTAGACCAACTACGTCAGCAGTTGTTGCATCTCCAGCAGTTGTTGGGCTGAATGTAATTAATGAGCGTGTTCCAGTTGCTGGAAGTGTTGCAACAAACTTTGCAACTCCAAAATCTGAAAGTGTAGCACCAGTTGTTGCTGTTGCTGTGTCTAGTGTTGCTGTAGCAGCAAATACTGTTGCAGTAATTGACTTAGCAGATACCTTGTTACCAAATGTGTCTGTTGCAGTTACTGAGATGTCTTGCTTTGTACCAGCAGCACCTGAAGCAGGGGCAGATACTGTAAGAGTATTAATCTTACCAGCAGTTCCCTGTACATAGTAGGTGAGTGTTGTACCTTGGTTTGTTATAACAACTGTTCCAATTGCTGTCGTTTTAGTATATACATAAAACGTTGCTGTTGTTCCTGTACCAGTTGCAATTGTCAAAGATGAAGATCCTGATGTTGCTCCTACTGGTGCAGCGGTTGTGTGTAGTGCAGACACGATTGTTGCATTTGTTGCTACTACAGAAACTACTGTTCCTGTGTCAACAGTTGCGACGAACTTAAGTGCGTCTGCAGCGTCAACTGTGTTGTCTGCAGGGACTGGCAATGCAGCAGGTGTAGCAATTGAAGAAGCGGTTGTGTTAGCCGTTCCAGCAAGATCTACAGCAACTGTCATTACAGCAGCACTTGCAGGTGTTGCTACGATTGTGCCCAAAGTCATGGCTGCAACCATGGCTAGTGCGATTTTCTTAAATGAGTTCATTTAATTTATTTCTCCTTGTTTTATAGTGTTTTTAGTCTGTCCAGGTAGTCTTTTATTTCTTCTATCTGGCTAGGTTTATATTGTATCACGTTCTCAGGTAGTTCGTCAACTCGCTTAGGTCTATCCCTAAAAGTATGAACCTCTACCTCAGTGTCTGTATTTTTTGGGGTATGTGATATTGCCCCAAATATTGCTCCACACACAGCATCAGCCAAGTCCTTTGACTTTTTGCGGGGGTGGTCAACTTTATCATTTCTCATAATCTTTAATTGGGTTAGTTCATCAAATAATAAATCTATGGCTGGCATGGCAAGCCTTTCCTCATAGACAAGCATAGCCATATCTTCGTAGTGCTTCTTAGCAACAGAAACAGTATCAGTTCTCATTCCAACCTGCTTTAATTCATTTTGAATATCAAATGATTGCCAACGGTCAAAGGAAACCATTCCAACATCAAACCCTATCCTTCTGAGGTTCTGGATCCATTGTTTAACCTCAGAGAGATTAACTGGGCCTTCCACCTTTGGCTCCCACCATGCTACTGCATCTACTACTACAATAGGTGCTACCTGCTCATAGTTATTAATGACTTGTATGTTTACCCATTTTTCTACGTGTGCAATTGCTACCGCACACTTATCATGTTTTTGTGCAAGGTCAGCATGAACATAATATTTTTTAGTAGGGTCTGGCTTAAATGATTCGTCAAATCTTTTAAAGTTATCTATTGGGTTTCTTAATGTCATACAGGCTCTTACTTTTTCTGCCTGCTTAAAAAATGCATCAGAAGCAAAAGTTGGTACGCATGCAAAGCGCATCATTGCATCTCCAAGGTCTGTCATAAATGCAATCATAAAGTCATCAATCTTGCGAGTAGGATTTACTTCCCATGTAGGTCTCTTTAGTGCAAACACTCCTGGATACTTGTATGAGATTATATGATCTTCATCCCACGAAATTTGAAACTTATTATCTGGGTCCGTGTCTGGAAGTAATGGATTAATTATAAATTCGTGTGTTTTTTCAACTGATTCTTTTTCAGCAATCACTGCATCATACTTTTCTGAAATAAAGTCGCCTGGAAATCTTGGGAACGAAAGTAAAACAACCTTTCCAAGGTCTGGGAAACGAGAATCTACTGATCCACGGAAAGCCTTGTAGATGTTGTCTGCAGTCTTTCCTTGTTCATTTCCAGTTCCAACCTCAGATGCAAAACCAGAAATCTCATCAAGCACTGCAAGTAACAAGTTCAAACCCTCATGTGACTCACGCTCTGAGTGACCAGAGTAAACAGTAATTGATTTATCAAACTCAACTGAGTCTGCCTTAGCATTATACTTTCCAGCAAACCAAGGGGACTTTTCAATCTTAGATTTAAAACCTTTAAAGAAAACATT